GAGCTATTTGCTCTGTCTGCTTTCTGTTGGTGCAGTGGCCTAAAAGTAATGTAACATATATGTTGGTGATTGTGTAAAGTATGTCTTGGAGGATTGATGGAAAATAAGAAAGTGTTGGCTGTTGAGTTATTAGGTGGTGGCATGACTATCCCGAAGGTGGCTAAGGAGTTGGGCGTTCGTCGTGAGACTGTTTGGAAGTGGACTCAAGACCCTCGTGTTAGTGCTGAGATAACGGTGCATCAGGGCGGACATATTGCTAAGGCGCAGGAGTTATTGGGTGGCGCTGTGGTTGAGGCGGTTGAGGCTTTACGGCGCGTGATGGGTGATGTAGAGGCTCGTGATGCGGATGTTATCAAGGCGGCTACGGTTGTTTTGGAGAAGGCTGGTGTTGGGGCTGATAAGGTGAAGGTGAGTGGTATTGCTTCTAAGGAGATGGCGGGGTGGTTGAGTGAGTAAGTTACCAGCTAAGATACATGATGTTGTTTCTGATCCGAGGCAGTTTATTTCTCGCCTGAAGATTATGCACAAGCAGAAGCAGCGGTTGACTGACTTCTCTTTGAATAATCCACAAGCAGAGTTGTTGGAGATACTGAAGACTGAGAACAGGATTATAATCTTGAAGGCTCGTCAGATGGGCATCTCGACTCTTACTCGTGGTTATCACTTCTGGAGATCGTACACTTCCGATGAACCAACACAGTATGCCGTTATCTCACACACCCGCGCATCTGCTGAAGAGCTTCATAGAATGGAGAAGACGTTTTATGAGAACCTGCCCACTATGCTCAAGAAGCCGCTATCAAAGGCTAATGCTAACACTTTGACGTTCAAGGATAGTGGGTCGTCTGTCAGGACTTACACCGCTGGTGGTAAGGGTGGTACACGTTCTTTTGCTATGAACGCGGTTCACTTATCTGAGTTTGCTTTTTACGAAGATCAAGATGAGGTGATGGCTACTGTTATGGCGGCTGTTGGTGATGGTCAGATTGTGATTGAGAGTACGCCCAATAGAACTGGTGACAGGTTCCACCAGTTGGTGAAGGATGCTGCTGAAGGTAAGAACGAGTGGACGCTTGTGTTCTTTCCTTGGTTTGCTAATCCGATATATACTCGCGTTCCGAACTACCCCTATGTTCCCAATGAGGCGGAGAGTCGTGTTGCTTTAGAGCATGGGCTTACTCGGAACCAGTTGTTTTGGCGCATGCAGCAGCAGAAGTCGCTGGGTGGTGAGAAGTTTATACGAGAGTATCCTGCTACGATTGATGAGGCTTTTCGTGCTACTGGCGTGAACTTCTTTGACTTAGAGGCTCTGGATAATATCCAAGACCTTGAGTGTGGGTCTCGCGACCATCGCCAGATCTCTCCCCCTATTGATGGTGAGGCATATGTTATTGGTGTTGATGTCGGCGCTGGTTCTGGTGCCAAGTCCGACTACTCTGCTGTCAGTGTTGTTTCTGTAAGCACCCGCCAGCCAGTGTACCATTTCATATCTAACACTACTCCCCCCGCCCAGTTGTCCGAGGTTATTGTCAAAGTATATGAACGGTACGGAAAACCTAAGATAATAGTGGAGAGTAATGGTAACGGTAGTTGGGTTATCCACCGTCTGCGCCAGTTGAAAGTGAAAGGTCTATACAGAGATCCTAAGAACGGAAAGGACTTTCGTATGACGGTTCGCACCCGACCCCTTGTCTTTCAGGCTATCAAGGCTGTGATGGATGGGGGCGTTGTTCTGGCTCTTGATAAGCTGGTCAAGGAGGAGTTGAAGAACATTGTCTACATACGAGATAAGCCGCAAGCCAAGAAGGGGAAGCACGATGACGTTATGATTTCTCTGGGCTTGTGCTATTACTTGTTAGAGGATACCGCACTGAACGTACATCATTCAGTACGTAGCGCGATTATGGATAAGCATATACAATCATTGAGAGCGAAGAAAGCAAACCGAGCCTGTCCGTGGAATATACGTGGTGGGAACTCCAAGGGAGGGTGGAAGTGAAACCAAACGATGTAAAAGTGATAATGTCCGCGCACGATGCGTATTGGGAAGATCGTCGAGATGAGATGGAGCGTTACAAGTCTGTCTACGAGATGGAGTTCTGGGAGAAGCAGAAGAACTCTTCACAGATTCGCATCCAGACTAATGATGGCTATGGATACATTGAGTCTTATCAAGCTTCTTTGTTCGCCAAGAACCCTGCCGTTGTTCTCAAGGCTGGGCTAAAGGCCAAGGGAAACGCCAAGAAGTCGCAGCACATCGTAAATAACTTTCTCCTTAAGAGCCGCGCTGCTATTGAGTCAGCCTCTCGCATGGCCCTGATCTACCCGAACTCGTTTTTGAAGCTGGCTGTCACAGACCGTGAAGGCATATATGACCGAGTATTACCCGTGGCTGTACCGCCTTGGGAGGTCATTGTTGACCACGATGCGCCCCGTTGGGATATGCAGCGGTATACTGGCCACATCTATTGGATGACTGTACCAGATGCTGAGAAGAGGTTCGGAGGAACCTTCAAGGCTGATGGCGTTCCAATGAAGAACTTCTTTGAGAAGGACGAAGCTACAGACGACAAGAAGCCCGATGGGGTCTCTGATATGTTCCTGTACGTCAAGATCACCGAGATATACGACCTTATGAACGATAAGCTCTACTGGTTTACCTCTACTTCTGATAAGTGGTTGGACAGCGCGAGTCCTATTCCGTTCAGAGATTCAGGTGACGACCCCGTGTTGCCGCTTATTCCAATGTACTATAACCGAATACCAGACCAGCCGATGATCGGATATTCGGCTATGAAGCGGGTATATGACCAGTTGTATGAAATGAACATCATTCGTTCTTTCCAAGCCAACGCTGTCCGTAAGGCTTCTAGGCAATGGTTGGTGAAGAAAGGCTCGATATCCGAGGAAGAGATGGCGCAAGTCACCTCTGGTGTTGACGGGTTGTTCATTGAGATTGAGTCGGAAGACCCTCTTGATACGCTGATTCGCCCAGTACCTCACGTTCAGGTTCCGTTCGAGGTCACCCAGTACATGAGGGAGGTTGCCAAGGACAAGGACTCTGGTTCTGTAACGGCGCCATTCACAAGGGGTGAGGTTACTAAGGCCACTGCTACAGAGATTGCGGCTTTAGCGGCTTACACCACCTCAGAGATTGGACGCATGGCTCGTGAGCGTGACGCCTCTATTGAGGGCATGGCGTTGTCGTACCTTGCAATGATGAAGGTCTTTCTTGAAGAGCAAGACAGGCCGACACTGGTTCTTCTTGACGGTAAGGCAGAGGTTGTCAAAGCAGAAGACTTGAGTGGCGATTTCATTGTATTCGCGGCCGATCAAGCCTCTACTCCAATATCGGAAGCCATCCGAAACCAGCGTATATTGCAGAACGCGCAACTGTTTCAAGCCCTTGGGGTGCCCAACCAGCGCATCAAAGAGGAGTTGGTACGTACTATGCAACTTCCAGAGGACTGGCTGGAGGAGCAACCGATGCCACAAGAGGCGGGCGCTGGTATTCCCTCACCCGCCAAAGAACAAGCAGGCGCTGGCGGCATGACCCCGAATCAACTGGTGGGCAGCCCATCGCCATCAAATGTCTCCGACCAGATACTTGGCGGCGGCGTTGGATTCACACAATAAGGAGTAGATGTGCCATTATTTGATTTTTGCTGTGGACGACATACTACAGAGGAACTGTTCTTTCCGAGAGAGCAGGTTCCAGAGGAGATGTTGTGTTCCCAGTGTGGTGGCCGAGCAATAAGAATGTTGCCAGTGGTGGCGAAGACGCCTGCTCGGTGGGGAGACCAGACTGGGAAATACGGAGTAAACGGCTTCTTCGACCGTGGCCTTGGGGCGACGTATTACAACTCGATGGAGAAAGAGAAGATCATGGACGCAAAGGGGCTGACGACTCTGAGTTCCTTCGGCGAGGGCTACGTGGAAGACTCGCTCGATAGGCAAACAGAGTCAGACCTTCGACATGAACGTAACATAAAGTCCTTCAAAGCAAAGATGGCCGAAACTGGCGGAGACACTGGTAAAGCAATAACAGAAACATTCACATTATCAGAGATGCGCAAGCAAGGAACTCTGACAGATACTGGAGTAAAAGATGCCTGAAGTAATGCCTGAAGAGCAGGAACTGTACGACCGAGCCTCAGAAGTAGACTCTACCAAAGAGGCCGCAGTTGAGGCTATGGCCCCAGAGGGCAAGTTCTCATTGCCCGACCTGAACTCGCTGGTTGATGCACTCAATAAGGTACTGCCTATGTTTGAGCGCCCAATGTACCCAGCGTTTACTGAGGATATTGACGGGGCGTTACCGACAGAGTTTGTGAAGTCGTTAGATATGGTAGCAACAGCCGCAGAAAGCAGCGGTCTTGAGCGACTATCTTGGGATATATCCACCGCTGAGACAGACGGAGACCTAGAGGCAATCGAAGCCCGTCTAGAGACCCTGAGTACCAATCAGCCGTTCATTACATGGCTTAAGACAGACACTGGTACAGAAGATGTACCACCCGCGCCAGAGGTGCCAGCAAATGTACCACCCGCGCCTGAAGCACCGACCCCTGACATGGAGGCACTGCTCGCTTCTAGAGCATAGCCCAACCGTGTCAATCACCCTCCCTAACGGGAACAAGGAGACAGCATGGATGCAACAGCATCAACCCCCACAACGGAGACACCTAGTGTCGAGCCAGAAGCGGCGCCAACAGAGAGTGCGCCCAGTACAAGCGAGGCGACAGAGAGCGTCAAGACTGAGGCGGCTCCTGCCGAGCAAGAGGTTATCGAGCAAGTAGCTGACGCTACAATCAATGACCCCATCTTTCAGCAAGAAGCCGATTATAAAGGCGTAAACTACCAAGAGGTGGTCGGGGCTTTGCCCGATGACGCAAAGAAACTGGTTCATAATCTGAGGTCTTCGTTTACTCGTAAGACCCAAGAGTTAGCCGAAGACCGTAAAGCCCTTGCTGCTGCTAGGTCTGCGCTAGATGCTCAACGGGCGACCCTGATTGAATCCAACTTCTTCAAAGATGTTTCTGAGAAGGCCGAGAAAGAAGTAAAGAACTTCGACCCCTATGATAATAAGTCTGTCGAAGCGCGTATTGAGCAGGAGGTGGCGCTTCGCATGAAGCAGATGCTAGAGCCTATTCGCGAGGCGAACGAGACACAACAAAGGCAGAGTCGTCTTGACTCTTTCAAGTCGGAACATCCCGACCTAGAGGGAATGAAGAGTGACGTTGCTAATGTGTTGATGGCTAATGAACACCTAAACCTTGAACAAGCTTACTGGCAAGTCAAGGGGCAACAGCTTCACAAACAAGAACAATCTCAGGCGGCAGAGCTAAAGCAGTACAAGTCTGCGGCTAAGGCTGCTGGGCTAAAGGTTGGCGGCGCTTCTCGCGGTAGGGGCACTGGAGTACCCCAGTTTGTACTCGATCAAGACGACCCCGTTGCTATTTATCAATGGCTGAAGAGCAATAAAGCGCGATAAACCCTTGCGTGGGTCTTCAGTATTTGCTATTGTTTTTACTGAAGGCCCAACCCCACCTATGGATAAGTGAAGCCATCCCGACCCCAATATGGGATAAACGGTAGAGATTACTTCACTTTATTTATAGGAGCCTATTGTGGCTATTCAAAATGACATACTGTCGTCTACCGCCAGAGCGCGTAGCAAGAAGGCAGTCGATAACTTATTCAAAACTATTCCCCTACTCGACCACATCAAAAGTGCTGGTGGAGTTGAGACAATCAACGGTGGACAGCGCATTGTACGTGCTGGTACATTCGGAGAACACTCAGCAATCACACAGCTTTCTACTGGTTATGAGCCAGTAAACAGTAGCGTGGCTGATATCCTTCGTTCACCTGAGTACAACTGGTGTGACTTTGTTGCTCCTGTTGTTATCACTCGCAAGGAAGAGCTTTCTAACAAGGGCGAGAACGCTATCATCTCTATTGCTGACGCTCGTATGAAGTCAGTTATGGGAATGTTGAAGAGAGAGTGGGAGCTTCAGGCTATCGCTGGTTCTTCTTCTGTTCTTACTGAGATGCAATCACTCAACGGTCTTGGTGCTAACCTCGGTTGGCTTGAGGAGGGTGCGTTCGGTGGAGTTGCTCAAACCAACACTGTTGGTGGACTCGCTAAGGACACCTTTGCTTCTGCTAACTGGAACAACCAAGTTGGTGATGCGACGGGTGGTATGATTGACGCTATGACTGATCTTATGATCCAAACTCAGATTTATTCTTCTGAGGGTTCGGTAGATCTTATCTTGGCTTCACCAGCATCTTACCGTGTATACAAGAGCTTGTTGCAAGCTCAAGAGCGTTACACCCCCAAAGAGACTGTTCTCGATGGTGGCCGTTTGGCTCTCGCTTTCAACGGCGCCCTTATGTACGTTGAGAACAACTTGGGATTCAGTGATGGTGGCGATGCTGCTTCAATGTACTTCCTCAACACCAAGTCAATGAAGGTAGTCTTTGATTCTGAAGCTAACTTCACCATGAGCGATTTCGAGACCAAGAGTGGCTACGCTGCTCGTCAGGCCAACATCTTCGTTCGTACACAACTTGTTGCAGACCATATGGCTTCACTTGGTCTTCTTATCAACGGAGAAAGCTAAGATGTTTGGACATTTAAATCATGGTAAGCCAGAGCTTGACGGCTCTGTCACAATAACAACTGGTGCTGGCGCTGAAATCGTCGAGTACACAGCTAAAGCCACCATCGCTGCTGGTCAAGTAGTACAGATGAATACAGGGGCAACAGATGGCGGCGAAGATCGCACCACTGAAGTCATTGTAGGAACTGCTACTAACTTGGCTGTTGGTGTTGCGTTAGAGTCGGTCGTAACAGGCGATACTGTTCGCGTATGTATCGGTGGATACATCGAGAACGTAGTCTGTCTCGCTGCTGGAGCGGCCCCTGCATTAGGTGAACACTTGATGCCGATTGCTGGCGGTGCAGTTGATACTGTGGCTGGTGCATTTGACTCCGTAGCTATTGCTATGGAGGCTGGTGTTGCTACTACAGTAGATATTTACTGGTTCCGCAGAGTTTAGTTCTTAGTCGAACTTTGGGGGGGCTGGGTCATGGACTTGGCTCAGTCCCTCTTTTACACGGGTAGGTTATGAATCTTCAAGAACTTAGAGAGATGGTTGGGTCGATAGTTGATTACGACCCCGATGTTCAAACCTATAGAGATGAGGTTACTCGTGTCCTCAACGAACTCTACTTGGATTTCTTCACAGACAAGCCTTGGAAGTTCGCAGTAAAGACCGCAGAAGTCCCTGTATTCAAGGACGCTACCTTCGCTGGGAACATGACCGCTGGTTCCCGTCTGATTACTGGGGTTGGATTCCCTAGTTGGACTAACGGCGCGGTAGTTGAGATTACTGGCTCAACATCTGATGACAATGAATATGAGATCGAGAAGAGATCCCCCACCCAGATATACCTGAAGGGTTTCAGTGCAACTAATACTGAAGCCGTGTCAGTCACTATCAAACAAAGATATGTGGATATGCCTCAGGACTGCGCCGAAGTGCTTGCAGTTGGCCTTAGGAATCCAACCCAAACCCCTACTACTTCTTTCAACTACCTCGCAAGACTGCGCGATGAGCAGTATGGACTTCTCCTATCGTCTACAGGACAGCCCACCGATTGGCTGATACACGACGATGTAACTGTAATACCACCCGTATTGGCCCCAACGCCCACAGATGGTGGAGCAGGTGGCGCTCACTTAGAGGGTGAGACTCATGTGAAGTACACCTTCATCTATCAGAACCGTGAGAGTTCATCTTCACCTGACAGTGTTGTGTTCTTGGGAGCAGGCGGTGTTCATCTGGATATATCTGACTTGCAGACCACGGGTAACGATAGTGGTCGCCAGAAGCGTATCTATGTCAGGACGGTTGATACCAATGCGTACTACCATATTGAACAGGTAGATTCTATAGAGGGTTCAACCTCTATTGCACAGGTCACACTGCCGACCGAGTACCTTGTAAGCCAGACTAGGCTACCAGAGAACAGCGGTCACTACAAACGGGTAAGGTTGTACCCTAGACAGGATACCGATTACGATGTAACGGTACGCTACATCTACCAGCCCCCTCGTTTGCTTGAGGGTTCCGATACACCAGAGTTTCCACCGAGCCACCACCGTTACCTAGTGTATAGGGCTTGCCAAGAGTTGTTCGTGAAGCACGATAACCTGAGTCATTCGGAGGTATACCGCCGCAAAGCAGACATAGAGCTTCTACGGTTACAGAATAACTACTTATCAGAGGGTGCTGGGTCATGGGAGATGCAATCTTTCACAGGACTCAACCCCTCCCTTAGAGCGAATACTACCCTTACATGGTTGGGATAAATGAACCCCAAACACAAGAAAGAGTATGCCCCACTAGGAGGCATTAGCGAGCTTCTACCTCAGGATAACCGTATTGGATACGAGAAGTTCTTCCCCGCCGAAGACGCTTTCGAGCCTTTTAGTTCTATGGGGCGTATTGATTCACTCTATATATGGAGTACTCATAACGGAGCGAGAACATACCATTTGTTCGAGACTGATAATGCCTCTTCTGGGGAAAGCACCCTTCAGTATACTGTTGGCAACACGGGGTCTGGTGCTGGTTTAGTTACGGTTGACTCTTTCAGGAATCTACCCACCGCCGATGAGCCGATGACTCAGTACGAACCGTTTGGGCGGTACTTGATAATCGTAAACGGGCACGATCTTCCCACCAAGTTTGATGGTGAGAGGGTTACCCCTTTGGGCTGGATTCGTCACCCACACCCCCCGACTCCGTGGAGTCCTGATGCTTTGGACGAAGCAAAAGCTCAAACACAATTCTTTGCCACAGCCAATGATTATTACTCTGTAATATCTGACGATAAAATCTTGGGCCTTGGGATCACAACAACTGGTGAAGAGAATGTATATTCGTGGAAGGTGTCTTTCGTTTCTGAGACTGGCTCCGAGAGTCCTCTCTCCTCTGCTTCCGAGCAGGCAGGGTGGGAAACCGCTCCAGCGCCCTTAACTCACGCCGTATATTTAGAGAATCTTCCTGTTGGCCCAGACGGCACGGTGGCTAGGCGCGTATATAGAACAAAGAACATGGGGCCAGAAGCCTCTTCAGAGCAGTATTACTATGTGGGCCAGATCGAGAACAACACCGAAACCTCATATGTTGATTATACGCCAGACCGTATTCTCGCTGACTTGGCCCCTCTTGCTGATGAATCAATAACCTTTCCTGCTCCCGCCTGTCGGTTCGCCGCTTCATTCAAGAACACACTATTCTTAGACGGCGGGCAATCAGAGCCCACCAGAATCTACTATAGCAACGCTTTACAGCCAGACTCATTCTCAGCCCTGAACTACTTCGATGTGGGTACGCGAGAGGGTGGAGACATTACTGGCTTTGCCCCCTACTACAATCAGTTGCTGGTCTTCAGAGAGCGTTCTATTGAGCTTATCCGCAGTACGGCTACTGGTGGGTTCAGTGTATCCCCATTCATTCAGGGGGTAGGAACCAAGGCTATCAACACTGTTACGACAGTCCCAGATGTTGGCGTCGTGTTCTTGGCGGCAGATGGCGTGTATCGCATACAAGGCGGCCTAGACGGTGGTTCTAAGTTGGTCTTTGAGAAGATCAGCAAGGGGTTGGTGAAGACCGTAAGCCGTATCAACCGTGACTTGATGGCGAGAGCAACTGCGGCCTATAGTCCTAAGTGGAGGGAGTGGCACTGTTATGTTCCTGCTGATGGTAGTGATCGTCCCACCTTGGGTCTTGTTCTTCATATTGATAAGATCGCGTGGTCTGTCCGAGAGGGTTTCCCAGTGGGCGCTTTGTCCGTTGACCAAGGCGGCAACCTTATCTTTGGTCATTCTGTTGGTGATGATGCTGGCCCAGCTATAAAGGAGTCTGGTCTCTTTGTTATCTCAAGACAAAGGAACCTTGGGTATACCGCACCAGTTGAAACGGCTATTCCTAAAGCACCACCAATCAGTATCTATCAGTCGTCTTGGCTTGATTATGGCGCACCGCAGAAGAAGAAGCACGTGAAGTACGTGTACTTGTATGTGATGACTTCGGGAGACAACGCCATTCCGATGACATACTACACCGACTTCAACTATACTGGTAAGACATCGGCGCCAGTAAAGATGCAAAGGGCAGACCATGCAGACCAGAACGTATATGGTAAAGCGACGTGGGACTCCTCGGTCTGGGAGAACCCAATGTTCACCACACTCCGTTACCCGATTGCACAGGGGTCGTGTTCTCACTTCTCCTTCAAAGTTGAGACCACAGAAGACATGGTACTGCTTGGGTATTCAGTTGAGTTGGCCGCAAACAACACATCTACAATCAAGGGTAAGCGATAATGCCGTTCAAGTGGACAGAA